CCAGCAGGTTGAATTCCCTCGGCACGTGCTGCGCGATAGGCGTCTAACTCACCGTCCCACTTCTTATTACTTACCATCTTCTGAGATGATGCATCTCCTGGACTCAATTGCAGTCCTAAAACTTTGCATCCAAAGCAACCTTCAACATCCTCTGGATGGTCTAATCTGTGTCTCATACCGTCTCCACTGTATAACCTGCAGCCTCAAGACTGGCTTTTTCTCCTTCGCTTACTTCGTAGGAATATCCTCCGATGTATGCTTCTTCGGCAGCCTCTACCTCTTCTGAGGATGGAAAGCGTATCTCGTAGTATTCGCCATCTATCTTCAAGACTGTTACACCTCTTACGAGTCTGTAACGGCCAAATAGACGGCCTTCACCTGCAGGGCCTTCGCTTATTGTAGGTGTTGTGAATCTGTATGCCATATAGCCTCCTAAGCCGTTTTATGGATAGAGCAGGAGTTGCCCCCTGCCCCACCCATCTAAATACTTAGATTATGGACGAACTGATGAAGCAGTCTCGATGCGGTATAGCGCCTCTTGACGGTAGATTGACCAGTTGATGATACCGTGCCAGCCGACTGGGCGGAAACGGTTCAACTTGTCTACAACGTTACCAAACTCAATGCCTGGTTCCTTCCATACTGCTTCAGCAAGTGCTTGCTGTCCTAGTACGTAAGTGTTGTAAACACGTGCCTTTGGTGTAACTGTAAGTGTGTTTGTTCCAACAGTTCCTGAGTTAGCAACAGACACTGTAAGTGTTGTGTTTGTTGTACCAACTGAGATTGCTGTAATCAAAGCAGATGTACCTACGTTAGTACCTGAGATAGCATCGCCAACCTCAGCGAGTCCACCGAATGCGCCGTTTGCTACGACGATTGTGAATGCACCTGAAACACCGCTTACTGCTGGAGCAGTAGCCAATGCTGTTAGAGCAGCACCTGAGATTGAGTTAGTCATGCGTGGTGTCTCGATGAAACGGACACCTTCCCATGCGCCTAGTTCACCAGCAAGTAGTGCACCAGCATTCTGGTACTCATGTGGTGTACGCCAGATGTTGTTACCTGTCTCTGTGCGTAGGTCGTGTGAAACTTCTGGGTGGATGTATGAAACATACATTCCGCCACGAGGAACAACGTTTGAAGCGCGTAACTTTGTTACAGCGAAACGAACATCGCGTCCCTTGAATGTGTCTGTTGTTGTGATTGTTGACTTAGCAGCAGTTGTTGAAAGTGCGCCAGCAGACTCACGGATAACATTTGTTCCTGCATCTAGGATAGCGGCAATACCGTTATCTAGTGTAGTTGCCATGTTGAACGCAACTGCGTTTGCAATCCATGGGTCAACGTCAGCAAGAGTCATAAGTGACAACTTGCGTGTTGGAAGTACTACTCGACCTAGTTCTGTCTGTGCGACATCTAGTGTTGTAGTTGCTGGTAGTGCTACTGCATCTGGGTCTACAGTCTCATCGAGTGTTGCACCTGCGATTGAGGTGTCAGCAATATCGTTGTGGAACTGGAAACGGATTGAAGAACCGTCGTGAGTTGGGTTTCCGACCTTCTTGTCCGCAATTGCGCGGAACTGTGGCGTTGAACGCAAGTTAAGTTCAATTAACTTGTCATACGCCATGGTTACTAGATTGGAACCTAACCCCGAGGTTGTGGTTGAAAAGACATCAGGCATGTGCCGATATCCCCTTTCTGGTTAGTGTGCGGTTTTTACTGACCGCTGAGAATGGATAGAATCTCTTCTTCTGTTGTTGCGTTAGCAAGACGATTTTGTAAATCGTTAGAAGAAGCAGGTGTCTCAGCATTAGTTAGCACAGAATCCATTCTCTGCATAGCAGCGATATCATTTTCGTTAACTGCTTGCTTAGGTGCTGGTGTGTATCCGAAGACATCACCATTTGCATCTAACCAAGCGTTGATAGCATCCTCAGATGCCTCGATATCATTTGGAATGAATTGTGCAATCTTATGATTGACACCCTTGGATGTAAGTACATCCTTTAGAATCCGCTCTTTTTGGGCTTTGGTGAGTTCACCGTATGATGCCTCAAGTTCCTTGCTCTTGCGCTGTTCAGCCTTTAGTTGCTTACGTAGTCGCTTAACAAGGTCCGAATCTGATTCAAACACAGGTGTGGTTGTTTCTTCATCGTCTTCGTCATCTGCCCAGTAGTTGTCGCGGTTTTCGCTCATAGCGAGTCTCCCTTTTAGTAGTTATCGCACACCTCAATTTCAGATGGGGTATCTGCATTGGCTTGTACTATCGGTCTATTACGCCCCCTGGGGCCGATGGGTCCAGGTGGGGATTCTTTATAGGATTCCTAGTACGTTAGTTTGACGTAGGGAACCTGTTGTAGTACCTGCTGAGCCTTGGAAGGCACGAACATTCTGCTCAGATAATCTCTTACGACGCTCTGATGCTGTGCCCATAAACTCTTCTTGTAGAAGACTGCTCTGGATATTTTCTGTAAGTGCAGCATTAGATTCAACAGTGCCACCAGCCTTCTCATAAATCTGAGCAAGTTGAGTTGTAGGCATCAATGTTTCAGAAATGTTCTCAAAGCCAGTGCCTGCAAGTTGTGAAATCTGTGCTTCTGTATAACCCTTACCAGCAAGAGTTGCTGTAAGTTGCTTGAATCCTGATAGTTGAGCCGCTGATGTCGAGATACCAGACTTAGAACGACGAAGCGCTTCTGCTGTAAATACACCAGTCTGACGATTCAGTTCTAACTGCTCTTTACCAATCTTAGGGTCTAGATAGAAGTCTGCTAAGTCTGCTGCAGATGAAATAAAACCTTGCTTGATAAGAGCATTAACCTGGAATGGGTCTGCTTCTAGTGCTCGTAGTTGAGCAGTTCCAGCACGTTCTGCAAGGTCTGCAACTGTAACGTCATTCTTAACATATGACTTAAGTGCATCTTGTGTAAGATATTTAGAACTCAACTTGTACTTGTCTACTACACCCTTAAAACCTTCGACTGTGTTAAACAGTTCGTTGGCTGTCTTAGGTACAGTTAGTCCTTCGTTGAGGTAGCCATACTCTGTATAGAATGGAGATGTAATCTTCTGACCATTCTTAAGAGTATACTCTTTACTATTTAGGAAGATTTCTGTAGCGTTATCGTAATCAAGACCGTCTCTGATAAGTCCATTAAGAAATGATGTAGATGCTTCAACAATAGTAGATGAGAATCCCATGCCACGAAGTGCTGCCTTTAGAACATCAATGTTAGTTGTTGGTGCGCCAGTAGTGTTTACACCAGAACCTGTTCCACCTGCTCCACCAGTACCGCCAGTGCCACCGCCACCAGTTCCACCTCCGCCACCTCCGCCGCCGCCGCCGCCACCGCCACCGCCGCCACCGCCTGTGCCTCCTAAAGTATTACCAGAGCCTTTTACATCCCAACCAGTAATAGTACCGTCAGGACCGTAAATAGGATTAGGTTGATTCTTTAATGCATTTGCACCAACTGCTGTAGTTCCTGTTGCTTGAGTTGCTCCACCAATAGCACGAGAACCATATGCTGCTTGATTTGCTTCTGTATTAGGAGCACGGTAAAGTTTCCAAGAACCGCTGTTTACTCCACCAATCCAGGAATAGTAATAGATATAATTTTCATCTGATGGAGGTGCGTCAGGACGATTTGCAAAATCTGTTGTTGGGCTGGCTGCTGCACGTGCTGTTGCATCGGCAGTCATCTTTGCTTCACGGGCAGCCTTAAGATAATCAGTCTTTTCAGAACTACTCATATCAGCACGCTGTGCAGCAGTCAAATCTGCATAAGCAGTTTTAGTTGGGTCTACCACTGGTGCTGGTGTTACAGGTGGAAGCCCTAAAGACGAACGTGCACCAGCAGCCTTTGTTTGCTCATCTACAACTGGTGCTGGTGTTGCCGTTGCTGCTGAATCATTCTTTAGACCCTGAAGAGCCGTTACTGGCTTAGGTGCAGGGGTTGTAGATGCAGTAGGTGCAGGAGTAGTTACAGAAATACCAAGTAACTTCTTTTCAGCATCTGTTAATGGCTGACCAGTTTGTAACTTTCGTAATGCTGATGATGCATCGGCCATTATCCGCGTCCTAACTTGCTTCTTAGATTCTGGGTTAAGTCAACAGCCTCGTTAACTGCCTTGGCTGTCTTACCATAGTCAGGATGGTTCATAATCATTTGGTTAAGTTCAAGTGCGTTAGGCATACGATATACACCCTTATCATCTTTGAAGTTAAGTGCTTGGATTACAAATGGGTCATCCTGTGTAAAGTTCTTTTCAAGGGCGGTAGTAAATACCTCAAGGAGTGGCTTGACATACTTGTCAGCATCTTCTCCAGCCTTAATCTCTTCTGAAAGGCTCATAAACTTATTAGCAGTTTGCTTACGAATTGTATTCTGATATTGAGCAATGTACTCTGTAGCAACCTTTTCATCTGTACTAGAAAGAACATTGTTAATCAAAGTAGATAGGCTAGGAAGGTCTGGAACCTTACTGTAGTTAGCCTTGTGGAATGATGCAATAGTGTCGTAAAGAGACTTGGCAGCACCACCTAGGTCATCAACACTCCAAGCAGTGTTAGGGTTATTAGCCACCAAAAAATCAGCAAGAAATTGCTTCTGCTCTTCTGGTGTAAAACCTTCTCCAGCAGATGTTGTTGTGCCAGTAACTACGCTTGTATAACGCTTTTGACCTGACTGGTCTAGCGCAATCTTAGAGTAAACTAGATTTCCAAACTTATCAACCTTTTGCTTTTTAGTCTTAGGGTCAATAACTGCCTTGCTCTTTTTGTCGTAGATAGGAGCAAACTCTGTTACAGTCTTAGTAGTTGTAGGCTTATCCTGGTCTCTGACTTGCTTGTTCCAAGCATCCTGAAACCTTTTATCTAGGTCAGCAGATGGGTTTTTGCCAAATGCTGTGAAATAGGCATCGTTGTAATACTGACGAGCATCGCCAAGGTCCTTGAACTGCATAGCAGTTTGGATTTGCTTGGCATAGCGAGTTGTAGTATCTGGCTGCTTAACTTTTGTACCTGCGCCAGAAAGACTCTTGTTATAGTTCTCAAGGAAGGTAAATGGGTCAACGTTCATACCAACAGATGCAGCAACTACCTTATCCATAGCACCAGCAAAGCCCAATGAATTTTTAACTAATCCACTTTTAACTAGCAAACTTGAGATATAATCAAACTGATTCTTAAAACCAGGCTTTGAAGATGGTGTATTATTCAAAGCGCGATTAAGATTTTGATACATTTCTGCTTTGCGAAGAGGTTCTGTAGCGAATCCAAATAAGTAAAATGGGTCTTGTTTGCTTGCTGCGTCAGCCCAGATATTAGGAGCACTTAAATTACCTGTACCTGGAACTGCTGTCATTGAAGAGAATGCAGTTGGTCTATTTGCTGCAAGAGATGCTGGTGATTCTATGTTATCTGGAATGCCGTTTTTATTAGCATCAACCATTAGTTACTCTCCTTTAGTATTCCTGCAAAGACTCCATAGTACATACGGATAAAGTCAGGGTTTTCTATCATTAATTTTTCTCCTAATGCAACGAGTTCATCGCGCATTAATGTTGGAAGTCCACCCTTAGATGAAAGTTCTGCATAGTTGCTGACTTTTATGTTGTTAAGTAAATCTTTATATTTCTTGAACACTGGGTAGAACTCAGATATCTGCTTGTATACTGGTGATGATTGCATGATAGGGTCTTGTAAAGCCTTTTCAAGGGTTGCAATACGTGCATCTGAGATACCTGTAACAAGCGTATCTACTGGGCGAGCACCACCAAATTGCTTATCTAATATAGCAATCTGCTCTACATACCAGTCACCTGTGTAGCCACCAGCAATCTGCTTTTCTGCAATCTGACTCTTGAGCATTGCATAAACCATGCCCTCTGATTCTTGCATAATCTCAGCAGTAGATAGTTTACGACGAGCACCAGTCTTGACCTGCCAGTTGTAGTACTTCTGTGAGTACTCTCCACCTGGAAAGAAGAAAGGAATTACATCCTCGTTAGGGCGAGCATACTTTTGGTTAGCACCTGGATTGTTGTTTAAGAACGTCCAAGCATCTTCCATACCTGATGAACCAGGTGTAGTTCCGCTAACTGCAACAAGAAGGTTCTTTGCACCAAACTGTGCAGCAAACTCTGAGACTGCTCTTCCCTGGTCTCCAGGATACTTGTCTCTTAGTGTCTTTAGTTGGTTATAAAGCATAGTCATTGTCATGAAGTTCTGCTTATTTTCAGGGTTTTTAATGCTTATCAAAACTTCCTGAATAGGAACTGATGGGCTAATAGACTGCAAGATACCACCAAAGATTCCATTCCAACGTGATATACGAGTCGCATCATTAAACAATCTGATTCGTTCTTGGTCACTAGCAAGTGGATTATCTCCATACTCACCAGTTGATGCTAGGTATGATGCCCAGTCTTTAACTCCACGAAGTGTGGTTGCATCGCTTCCTAACATTGCAGCAGATGTTTTCTTAAACCATGCTGGAAAAACGATTTCACCAAAATTACTAGGTTGACCAAATGGTGTCAAGATATCTCTAACAATGTCATCTACTGGACCAAAAGCACTTGCTCTTCCAGTAAGCCCATAGGCTGCTACTAGTGCAGGTCCCATACCAGGTACAACTGGGTTAAGAGAACCAAATGCAAGGTTAAGAGATTCTATAGGTGATGTAATCTGTAAAGCATCTTTTGCATTTATATTCTTTGCAACCAAAGCACCTAGAAAACTACCAACAAGCGGCATCTTAAAGCGTAGTTGTTGAGTCTGCTCATCCTTATAAAGGAAACCCTGGTTATCATCATATGTCATCCCTGACACATCATAGATAACGTTTGAGCCTTCTTTAGTAGCAGCGTCAAACGCTTTAGCAAACTTGTAAATAGGTACTGGGTTAGAAACAGTTAGTTGGCTCCACTTGCCAAGCGTGTTGTAGTGTGCCTGAGCAAATGGTGCTACTATGCGATACGCATTAGCCCACTGCTTTTGCTTTGCAGCATCATAGAACAAGTTTTTAACATAGTTAGAAGCCTGGTCTGCAGCAATACCATCAAGTGTTCTAAGTGTTGTGCCACCCACGTGCACATAGTTTTCTTGCTTTAGACGGTTTTTAAGAGTTGAATTAATAACACGAAGTCCAGGTGGAACACGACCAATAATCTTTTTTCCACCACGAGGAGCAAACACTTTATTTGCAGTGTTACGCAACTGAATTAATTCTTTTGTATCTAGCATGTCTGCATAGCCAGCAATGTAATCCCAGTACGCAGCATCAAACTCTGGACCAAAATTCATTCTGCTTTCACCACGTGCTGCTAAATTAAACCACCATTCTACAGCCTTTTGACCTTGCTTGGTTACACCTTGCATACTTGTTTTTTCAACTACGTTGGTTGCGACAGAACCTTCTAGTTGTTCTCGCTTAAATAAGTTTTCAACTCGCGCAACGTATTCTTTTTCAGCAGCAATAACCTGTTCAGTTGTTAGTCCTTCTTGGCGGTAAGGAGTCTTAAGTTTAACAACCTTGCCACCTTCTGTAGTGATTAATGCTTCACCATCACGGATAAGACTCAAGACTGTATTTCTTTGAGCACCCTGACCAGCAAGAAGGTTAAGTTGACCAGCATAACTACTTGGTTGAGTTGCATCAAATAACCAGATAGCAATATTTTCTGCGTTCATGTTCTCTTTTACAAGACCAGGACCAGTTTCTAGACCAGGGTTTCTAAAAAGAAGTTCGCGCATTCCTTGATTGTTGTCGTAGATTGCGGATGCAAACTCTCTTAGTTTATTTCCTGGCTCGTCAAATGTAGCAATTAGGTTATCAACATAATCAATTTGCGCCTGAGGATTGCCTGCTTCAATAATTCTAATTACATCAGGCATAAACTTATCTGATGAGAAATTATTCATAGTCCATGCGAGTCCCTTAAGGAAATCAGGATGGTCTACTCCTACAGTTTGGTATGCCTTGAATATGCTAGCCTGGCGTCCAGGTGTACCATAATCACCAACAGATGTACCGCGCATTAATCCACGACGAGCAATAATTGATTTTGATAGTTCAACTTCTGCATCTGTAGTCTTAAAGTATTCGTCAAGTGCGTTAACGTTATACTTAGAACCCTTTGCAAGCATTTGCTGCAACTTGTTTCCTTCTGCATCTGACATTACCATTGCAATAAATCCAAGAGGATTGTTGAATAGGCTGTTATGACCAGAGAAGAATTGACGCATTTGCATTTCTGCAATGTTGCGGAAGATGTATGCAAAACGGCCAACCAACTGTGCTGTACGCCATATATCATTGGCTTCTGCTAATAGAATCTTGGCAGACTTTGCTGTGCCGTATAAAGGAACATTAGTTTTGTAACCAATTACTATTTCATTAATCTTACGACTGTCTGGAAGATTAATAACATCGCGCGCTAACTGAGACTCAAGAATTCCACCAGGCAATTCTATATTGCCATTAGGTGTTCTAATAATTCCGCCGCCATTGTTATTAAGGGCATTTTCTAGGCTGTAAGATTTAGTAATTGCTTCTTCGCTTCCAGCAATTCTAGTAGCATCTTTAAGTTCTTGGATTTTATCATCTGTTAGGTTGAGACTACGACCTACTTCATCCATTAATTTACCAATACCACTAGCCACTGCTTTACCACGCTCAGCAGGTGTTGTAGCCTTGAATATGGATAACTGAGTCTTCTCAATAATATCTTCTAACGCTCTACTGCCAACAATACGCTTGATACCTAGAGAACTCATCCAGTCTTCAACACCATTATTAAGTCCTGTTAAGTCATTAAGTGGAAGGGCTGTAGAACGAATATAGAATCGGCCAAAAGCCTTATTGACATTTTCTGCAAAACGAATAGCATCAAGATTTACAGCAGGAACCATACGAGCAACAGGGTTAGTAGCAATCTTTACACCAGCACTTAAAGATTGTTTGATTGCTATAGGGTCTCCACCAGGTACGAATTGGTTTAAGAATACTCTAAATACCTCATCAGAGTTAGTTGCAGCAGCAAGTTCATTAACCATATTGTCATCTAACTTGCGACCAAACAAACGACGAAGGCGCACAGGATTAGTTTCTTTTGCAATCAAGTCAGCAATAGGCTGGAATTGACGTCCAAGAATAAACTTAAGTGCATCATCTGCAGAAGGAGTATCACGAACTGAACCCATAAAGCCATCTGTAATTCCAATTTGAGCCATAATTGACTCTTTGAATACATTGTTTTCTGTAATCTCAAGTTGAAGTTTAAGAAGGTCTTTGATACCAGCATTTGATGGGTCTTGAATAAGTTCTCTAAGCATATCTGGGTCATTGTGCGCTTTTTCGCGCAGTGCATTAAACCATTCTTCTTTATCTTTTAAGTCTAGCGTCTTATTAGATAGAGTATTGATTTCGTTTTCTAAACGAGCAATCTCATCTTTTCCACTCTTGACTGACTCAAGAAGTTTAAGAATATTAGGACCAAGGTTAGTTGGGTCTAGAATTTCTGCAGCAGCATTACCAAACTCTGCTTGCTTAGCAGCAAGACGCTTGGTATTAGTTACTACAACTCCACCAGTCTCGCCGTAGATAGAACGGATGTTTGTAAATCCGTCTACTTTCCAGATTTGTCGTATTAAACTAGAAATTTGGTCCATAACTTTAGGATTTTTATACTCAATAACATCTGCAATAAGTTTGCCCATAGGTGTTGCTGCTACTAATTCATCTCCCATTGAGAACAATGAACCAACAAAACCATCAAGGTTAGAAGCATCTTCACGTATTCTAGAAGATAAATCTGTAAGAATGCGAAATTCAGCCTCATCTTTTTTACTTTTTGCAATTTTATCTAAGTCATCTGCAAATTTAGAACGACGCAGATTCTCTGCTATGCGTACTTCTTCAGTAGCATTAACAAATGTGTCTGCCATATCAAGGAGATTAAGTTCTTTGTCACCCTTTAATGTGACAGCAAACTCATCTGCGTTGTGAACACCAATTGAAATAGCGTTTGCACGTGGTACTTCATCCATAATAAGGAAACCATCAAAGAATCCGCCAGTGTTTTTCATATCAGCACTGAGAAGTCCAATAGCCTTGGTCAATTCACCAGTCTGTACTGTAGGATTTTCTACAATAAACTTAGCAAGAGCAGTAGGAGATAGCACAGCATCGGCTGCTGCATCTACACCTTCCCAAGCATAGATATCCTTGGAAGTATTAAGAAGTTTTTTGAATGTACCAATCTGAAGATTAGTGATTTCAGTTTCTCTTACAATAATTTCTTGTTCTATTTTTTTGTACTTAGAAGCATAACGCTTGTGAGGAGTAGAAAGTTTCTTTGTGAGTGCATCTTCAAGCACATCCCCATTAGCCTTAAGTATTTCTAGTGACTCTTTAGCCATAATATCAAAACCAGCGCCATTAACTTGTGCTAGTTCTTTAGTAAGATTAGTTACTGTCTTGCCTTGGGTTAGAATCTTGCCAACAGCACCAGGTCCAAACCAGACTGATGGGTCTAACGAAACGTTAAGAACCGCATCTACAATACCAGATGATACACGGTAGGCGTTACTATTTGGATTCATGCCTATACCATTAAAAATACCGCGACCAATGGTAAATGACTTACCATTAATTCTTCCGTACTTACCCATGGAAGCAGCCTGTGCTTTACCAACTTTGCTCTGAGGTGTGATGAAGAAACCTTCACCCTGTCCACCAAGTCCACCTGTAAGAGAAATTCCACCTTTAAGTGTTTCTTTATACACTTGTCCAAGTGTGGTGCTTTCACCTAGAAAACCACCAGCAACATCTTTTAATAATTGTCCCGCAGCACCTTCTTCTCCACGGAATAATGCAGTAGTGCTACGTGCAATAGCCGTAGTTGCATCATAAGGAGAACGAAGTGCAGCAAAAAGTAAACGTGTAGTGCCCTTAAATGGGTCGTAGATTACGTTATCAAAGGCATTCTGCACTGCACCTAGGATTCCACGGTCAGGAGCAACCTTCTTTTTAAGTTTATCTACATTAAAAGCATCTGTTTTAAGCGCAGCGATTCCGTCTATCGTTGTAATTTTATCTAGTCCAGGAGTATTTGCATCTAATCCTTGGCGTACCATAGACATAACAAGGTCCTTGCTCATACCAGGATACTTGTTAGTAATGGAGTTAAAATTTGCATAGGTCTGAGGAGTCAATGACCCCATCTGGACCTGCATGAGACGTTGCGCTGGAGTTAAAGCCATTACATAGATTCCATCTCGTTGTACGCTTCAACCATCATCATAAGTTGACGTGACTCTGGGTTTGCTGCAGCCATAGCGCGAACGAAGATAGAATCAGGATTTGGTGCGTTTACAGGAAATGGTTGTGCTTCTACACCACGACCAGGACCAAACTCTGCACCATCTGAAAGAGGAACACCCTGTTCACCTGAGCCACGCTCAAAAGCATTTACAGTAGGAATCTGAGATACAGGTGATGGTTCTGGCATGCTTGGGCTAGGTACGTTAGTAGATGCACCACCAGCAATTGATGTTAAGTCAGCACGCTGACCATAGCCACCGCCAGATGCATTCTGCATCTTTGCTTCGCGCTGAATCTTTGCTACACGCTCAGAAACATTGTTGTCAGTACGAGATGAGTTTGCTCCTACGCCTGAGACCTTTTCGTTAATAGCCATTAGTCTTCATCCTCATCTAAGTGTTTTCTAATATCTTCTATTGTTGGTGCTGATACCATCCATTCAGGACGCATCTCTCTTGCGGATAAAATCCACAATGCATTATCAACTGTAAATCCTGCTTTACGCAATGACTTATAAAATTCATGTAACTCGATAGCGTACTGGTCTAGTTTTGAGTAGTCTTCTTCAACTACTTTCTTCTTTCTTGTAGCCATTTGAGTTCCTTATCCTAGTCCCGCTAACATTGTTGCTAAATCTGCTGGTGCTCCCTGTTGTTGAGGGGCCCCGCCAGAAGGTTGTCCAGGAGCCGCTGGGGACGGGGGCGCTTGCTCAACTGGGCCTTGTGTGCCTGGCGGAGCCATCTCTGTCTGTGGAGGCTGTGCAGGTGTTTCCACCTTAAACACTGCCAACGCAGCAGACTCTATACTCTCCCCTTTACGACGACGTTCAATAACATCGGCAATATTTTGGATTAACTTAGTTGGGTCTTGACCCTGTGCAACCATTGCTGGAATCGCTTGTGCGCTTGCAGTAATTGATGCAGTAAGGTTTTCGCGCATCTTTTCAATCTCAATACGTTGTTCTTCCATAGTAACGTTAACGCTCCATGGCAACTCACGGCGAATGAAGTCTTTAGATACTAAATCAGCACCTAATGCTTGAAGAGAGAAAATCAGGGCACGTGAAGGGTCTAATCCAGCCATCAAGCCATATCGGACTTCTACCGAAGTATCGCCCTTAATGTCCTTGCTTGGCATGTACTTTAACTCGTACGGTGTTCCTTGCGCTACGCCTCTGACGCTCTTTTCTTTATTGAAAAGGACTTCATCCATTTCAAAACATAACTTGACGACATCTTCTAACACCTCAGCAAGAACTGTTTGACCAGCCTTAATCTGAGAGTCAAAAGCACCAAGCAATGCCTGGACACCTTGGCCAGTGATAACACTAGCGTCGATGTTTCCAGTTCTACCTTCAGGATATCGAGCACCTAAACGCAATTCAGATTGGAGGGCTGATTGCTCCTGGAAAGTAGCAGCGGGAATGTCCAAACGAACACGCCCAACACCATTAGGTTGTGAAGTACGAATGATTGCATCTGGGCCCATAGGCATATCCAGAACGTCATCAGGTACTACGAGTGGAGCCTGGATTGACTTTTCAGCCGCTTCCATGGCAAGGTTTGCAAAACGAGCACGAGCAAGTTGTACGAAAATTACATCATCAAATTGTCCGCGAGGCTTTCCATCAATAGATGGACGCTCAGCGACGACAACAGTCATTCTACCCATAGGGTTCTTAGCATAACTAAGGATTAAATCTTTGCGTGAGGGAACGTACAAGATGATTGATTCTTTATCCATATAGCGGATAACTTCAATCTCTTGATTTAAGTTCTGGTCATAGCCATACTGACCTAGCAATGCACGGTCAAACTCAGGAAATTCATTGACAAGTTCAATAAGTGTTTTATTGTAACGCTTAGCATATGCAACTAAACGGCCAAAACGGTCACGTTCGTAGTAGACACCAGTAGGGTCTTCCACGCGAATACGAGGCAGGCTGTTATCCCAATCTGCTTCCACATGGATTGGTAAAAATCCATATGAGAAGTACTGGTCAGAACCTGGATACATCTGCGTCTGTAAACGTGAATGATAAACATAATTATTAGCAATCATACTACGCTTGTCAGCATACGCGCGTGCGCGGTCTGATGTTACATTTGTAGTAGAACAGTTAATAGATGGCAGTGGTGCTAATACTTCTGCTAAGTCGCGTGCTGCGACGTCAATGAAGTTTGCAACCATAGCATGTGACATGCCCTCAGGAAACATGTCGGGAAATATCTCGACCATCTTTCCTTGACGCACGGCAAGTACGTTAGCCATTTGGGTATCGCGCTCATAAGCACGATGCTTCATAGCCTCTACGCGACGCGCGATGAGTTTGATGTCTGCCATTATTATCCTAACGATTGATTAAAATTACTTAAGGTGTTGTACGACGATTATTTGTTTTAGACAAATTAGTCCATACACCAGGTTTATCTCCTGGCCTAATGGGCAATGTTTCCATTCTACCAGGCGTATCGCCTGGTCTTATAGGCATATTCCATTTTTTAGAAATAACTAGTTTAGGTGCAGGGTTCTTTTTTGATGGCACTTTATTCTCCTAATCGTTGTATTAATTACATTGATGAAGAAGAACGTCCGCCACTGCTGCGCTTGCCAGGTGTACCCATTCCACCAAAACCGTATGGTGAGTTTGCGCGGCCTGACTTGGCTGCATTTGCACCCTTGTTCTTTGCTGCGTTAATGCGAGCAACACCGTACATGCGCTTTACGCCTTCTGTGTATGTTGCTGATGCCTTACCAGCGCCAACCTTTGCAAGTGCTGCTGTCATTCCGTCTGACTTAATCTTGTTAATTGTAGCCTGTGATACAACGTTCTTTACCATCTTAGGCATTGATGCGCGTGCTGATGCATCTGCTGCCTTTGACTTTGCTACTGAAGATTTGCGTGCAGTTGATGTAATCGCTTTAGCGCGCGCTGAATCTGCTGATTTTGCTGCCATTTCTTTCTCCTATTATTCGTATTGAGCAAGTTCGTAATCGTTGAGATTAACAACGTAACGATTGCTTTGTTGTTTTGCCGTAGCCCACTTGTTTGGGATATGGCTTTGGCTCATTCTTGTTGTGCCTATTACTTCGCGCGCACGTAGTTCACAGAACCACAATGCCATTACGCAGTCTGTCTTGCCTTTGGTATCTGGCTTCCAGGTTATTAATTGCTGGATTAAAGCCTTGATACCTTCTGAACCATCTTGCGATGGCAGTTCCATTAAGTTGTCATCTTGATGCACATTGCTACGCATAGTCCCAAAGAGACCTGACATAGCAGCCACACCAAAGCCCGTGTCCCATTTATTCCTACCAGTAAACTGGCTAGAGAATCTGACACCAGCGGAGGCAAGATAAGTACGTAAAACTTCATCTAAAGCATAGGCTTTCTGATGAGCATTAGTCTCAATACGTAGTTCTTGTGGACTATACTTTTCAACCCACGTCTCAATTAACTTTTGAATCTTTTGAGGAGTTGGCTCTTGCATATTCTCTACATCGAGGATGTAGCGTTTTCTTGTCTGACGGTCAACCGTCATAATAACAGCAGCGGTGTTGCCACTCATCGCTGGGTCTAAGCCCATGATGGTGTACCACTGACCTTTTTCTTCTGGGTGACCAGGCGTACCAGGCTTTAGAGGTCCGCGCTTGCGCATCCTGTTAACTGAACCTTGGACACAAGCAGGGGGGAAAATAGAATCTTCCTGGACGTCCTGCTGCTGATAAACAAGTGCCCAAGCAGAAGGAGAGACTTCTGAACGTCTGCGAAACAGTGCTGGCCCATTCCATTTAGGATAAAGGCCGTCCGCATCTGGAAGGATGTTGTCTTCTGAACCTTCCCATGGGATATTAGACTTTGGCCAAAGGGTAGTCCATTTTTCTGGGTCATCGTTGTACTCCAATACTGCTGGCATTGACATGTAGGTAAACGGTGTCCTGCCACCCGTCCAGTGTTCAGGATTGCGAATCTCTCGATATAAATCATTTGCTGCGATTCGTGTGCCTACAATCAGCAACTTACCAGAATCACCCAGACGAGTAATTACATCTCGCTGCAACCACAACAGTTGCTTTTCCCATTCATGAGCGTTAGATGTAGTAACAACGTCGTCAAGAATGATAAGGTTAGAACGAGCACCAGTGATTTGACCACCCACACCAAGGGCCTGAACAGTCGGGTCCTTTTCGGTGGAGTCACGGCTGAGGTAGATACGGTCTGCTTTCCAGGTATCTGCATCCTCTTTCCATCCTCCGACAGAGCCATAGACGGCCTGCATTTTAGCCCACCGCTCATGAGACAGGCGCTGCTTGATTGAGTATAAGTATTCTTTGGCGCGCTCTTGAGTCTTTGAGACGATGGTAATCTTGATGTTGGGGTCCATGGCTATGCGATAGACACAGTAGTTGACCGTGATGACGGTAGACTTGGCATGCTCGGGGGGTACGTTTATCAGAAGACGTTTACCAGAGGCAGGCTCATAGACCATCGAGTCATGAATGTAACTTGGCTCACGTCCTTCTAGGATATCAATCCAAGAACGATGATGGTCAAAGATTGGGCTACCTAGGAACTCCTTGGAGAACTCCTCAAAGCCTATCTTAAACTTAGCGTCCCCTGTGACGATGGAGAGGGTCTTCTCCCCCTCAGTTCGAGCCTTCTCTAAAGCGGCCATGAACTTCTCGTCTTTGCGCCAGTCTTTCATGACATCGGGCTTTCTATCAGCCCTGGCGATTGCATCTTGCAAGTCTAAACCTTGCCTGATGAATTCTAGTACTTTGTCCTTTGCTTCACGCAAGGCCACCACATTGTGATGTTCTTTACCACCTTTGGCAGCCATATAAACCCCCTATAATAAATCCCCTTTATCGCTCGGCTTGCCCTGCAAGCCTCGCTAACCCCTCGTGTGTTCGTGGCTGGCACCAAGCCAGCCCTTACGGTCTGTCTTAGCCACCCACTCACAGTTAGATAAACTCACTACGTGCTTGTCGTTCGTTTATCGTTACGTATATACTAACCCGTTCAAATACGAAAAGCGAACGCAGTGAGTTATGTAATGTGACGGAAGTCACCCAATTTATAGTACTAATACGGACATACGGGACACTAGAGCCTAAATACTGGAAAAATAATTTTAGGCGATAGTGTATATATATACGGGGACCGTATTAATAGCACTGGGGTCGCCCTGCGACCACGAAGTACTTTGGCGAATGTTGAGGGCAGGCTATGCCTGCTCATTCGCTTCTGTTGTCCTCTATCCCGTCTGAAGGACGGGCGGTTTTTAGTATTTCGCTCCGCGATTTAGTACCATCGGCAGACACGCGAGCGAGCGTAGCGAGCGAGCGCGCGATTTTTTATGGTGCGCGGTTTGTGTTGGGTGACTATCTGCGGGGGCTTTTGGGCTGGCTGGCTGAGCGTGGCTGAGCGTGCGGGCTGGTCGGTTTCCGACCACTTTGGGGGCTTGCGCCTGTTTGACATAGGGTGGGGGTTCGTGTATTCTTGGCCTTATCAAGTCGAGCGAACGTCTCGAATGATAGAAAGTAAGACAATGACATCTGCAACACCAAAGAAAGTAAAGACCGAGGACACTGCAAACAAGGCGCTCGCGCAAGAATTGGGCGCAACGATCAACGAGGGCGCGTTCCGCGCTTGGTTCGATAAGTCGGCTGAGATGGTTTTAGCTGGCTCGCTCTCAACTCGTGGCTGGTCTGCAACTGTGGAAGCCTGTGAGGGTTCGACCTTCGCAAAGTCCTCATGGCGTTCATACGTGGTCGCTGCTTATAACTTGGGAAGCATCAAGGGTGGCGAAAAGGTGAACGTCCGCAAACTCATCACCACGACCCAAGACGCTCTCCGCGTCATGGATAAGGCAGAATTTAAGGAAAACCTAGAAATCGCACGCTCTTTCGCGGATTTCGTTAAGATTGTCGAGGCTCTTGCCGAGGATAAGGCAGAAGCCGAGACACGCGGGGCAGGAAAGAAAACTGCTTCAGAAAAGGACATCAACGAGCAAGTGAAGGCGGTCGCGGTGGACTTTGATGCGGTCGTAACTCTGGCGCTCGGTCTGTTCCAAGAGTTGGAAGCGGACAAGGCTATCGTTCACAATTTCGAGAACGCTGAGAAATTGGGGCGCTTAATCAAGGCGCAGATTGCCAATTCTCGCGCTTTGTCGGTCTCACATCCTGTAACTGCTAACGCATAGGCGGTCGGATTCCGACCAAGCCCCGTCTCCCTTAATCGGGGGGCGGGGCTTCGCCATGCCCGCACGCGGGCGGGGCGCGGGGCGCGGGGCGCGGGGCGCGCGAAAAGTTTGTGTCGGGATAGCCGTCTCCGCAATTTGGTTTGTGTTGTTTGTGTCGGGGCAAGGGCATAGCCGTAGTCGTGGCGTGAAAGTTTGTGTCGGGGGTAGGGGCTTAGCCGTAGTCGTCCGCGTTTGACATTGGTCAGCCATTGCCGTACTCTTATCTTAGTGGGGGCAACTACGCCCTTACTACTGGTCGGATTCCGACCACTACCCGAAAGGTTCCAAATGTATCTCACTACACTAGACCTACTCGCAGTCATGATTGCGCTAGTAGTATCAGTAACACTAGTCATCACATCAGCCGTTGCTAATGCTCGGCTCACACGTTCGGTTCAGGAATACCGCAAGGCATACCTAGACATCAAGGCTGGCAAGTAATCATGTCACTTGCATACGGCTACACTGGCGTTGGGTTATGTGCGCGTTGCTCATACCCACGCCATCTATTCGTATCATCAAACGAGGAGAATCAGTCTCCACGTTGTCAGGAGTGCCACAATAGGTACAACACTGAGGATGTAATCCTTACCGTGCCAATTATGATGGAGACTCCAAACTGTTATGCTTGTACTTATCCTGAGTGGTCGGATTCCGACCAACATACTGAACCTAACAAGTGGCAGTTCGTTACCGCTTATCTTGGAGACAGGGTTACATCAGTACAAGTCCACCGAGATTGCTCAACAGCCTCTCGCAACAGTCACAGTTGTAACGATTGTGACTTTATCTACGTGACAATGCGTAACGTAGATTGGCGTAGGACACTCGGCACTAGCAGTCACGGATTTGTAGAGTTCACTCAGATAGAAGGGGAGTACCGTTGTGAATACTGTGCATCCGAATACTTCACAGAAAATGGGGGAAGCCATAACTTTGTCTGTTGCTCGTCATGTGAGGACACTGTTCACCGAGATAACTGTTCATGGTATGGTGACACGCTCTACTGTGAAGGTTGTCACGAAAACTACGTCTGGAACTGTAATGACTGCGGAGAGGACCAATGGGATGGCAATGGTCACGACTGTTCGGAGGACGAGGAGGAGAGTAGTAACACTATCCACAGTTACTCGTACAGACCTAGCCCATACTTCTTCGGTAAGGGTCAATACTATCTCGGCTTTGAGTTAGAAGTCGAGGCTCGTAATGAGTCACGCTTTACTGGTGCCGAGATGGTACAAGATGACTTAGGCTCTCACGCTTACATGAAGGATGACGGCTCTCTCAATGATGGCTTCGAGATAGTTACGCATCCGCATACGCTGGAACAGTATCAGACCAACTTTAACTGGGAGTTCATCCCAAAACTCAAACGTCATGGCTTCCGTTCATGGAACACCGAGACGTGTGGGCTTCATGTCCACGTGTCGCGTACCGCTTTCGGTGATGGTGTAAATCCTTGGGGTCGTGAGGATAGAGACCAACTCATCCTGCGTAAGCAGGCTCATGAGTTACGGTTCATGAAACTCATCTACGACAACCAACGGCAGGTTGAGCGTATAGCTGGGCGTAGTAGCAATCACTTCGCAACCTTTGGAGACAAGGGTAACCTTATCAACAAGGTCAAGTTCGGCGCCCAAAATAATGGCAGATACTCGGCTATCAACACCGAGAACGATACAACGCTAGAGGTGCGTGTCTTTAAGGGTTCACTACGCAAGGAAAGGGTGCTATCTGCCCTTGAGTTCGTAAGTGCATCCGTTGAGTACACCCGTAACCTCAAGGTCACATCCAAGAATCAAGCACTGTCTTGGTTACGCTTCACTGCGTATGTCTCCGATAACATGGAGACCTATCCTAACCTAGCACTAATCATGAGCGAATCGTTCGCTACTGATGCAACACCTTATGAAAACTAGGTGGTCGGTTTCCGACCACAGAAAAGAGTAAGCCAATGTGTATGTTATGTGTAATCCCTCCCAATGTAATTCCGTCTCGTGAGAAGTTAGAAAACTCTGCGCTCAACAATCCACACGGATTTGGTTTCGCAATCGTAGTACCTAGTGAGAATCGTATCCATAGTGAGCGCACTATGAACGCAGACACTTCTATCAACCGCTTCCTTGAGATGCGTGCTAAGTATCCCGAAGGATACGCTATGTGGCACGCACGACTAGCCACTCATGGCTCAACGACAGTAGATAACTGTCACCCGTTTCAGGTAGGTCATGATGAGCGTACCTATCTAGCACACAATGGCATCCTGCCTATTGTCGAACCGCAAGGTGACTTGCGTAGTGACACTCGTATCTTTGCAGAGGACTTACTACCTGCTATCGGTGGTGTATCTGCACTAGATAACGACCAAGTGTTTAACCTAATGGAGGACTTCACATCAGGCTCTAAGGTGTGCATCCTTACAGTAGACCCTAGTGCTAAGCATCAGTGCTACCTTATCCACGAAAACAAGGGCAAGGCAGATGCCTCAGGTGTGTGGTGGTCTAACGACTCTTGCTATCTGTCTCCCTACAAGTTCGGTTTCAGTGACTCATGGCGACAGGTTAGCCCATCAAACATGGGACTCATGGATGATGAGGAGTTCTATGCAGAGTGCTTAGTGTGCGACACTGTGCTACTTGAGGAACCTAGTGACCCTACTGCTATCGACTTCTGCCCTACCTGTGGCAGTTGCTGGGGATGTAGAGTCTACAAGACCGATTGCATGTGCTATCAGGGTAGCAACTCATCTAGAGGTGGCAACTGGTGGAACGCTGACGATACAATAGGGGGGTGGAACTGGTGACTAACCAAGCAAGGCACATCCCTGTACCGCCTACTCCGTACTACTATGGCGTACGCGCTGAACTATTCCTGCATGATGCCGAAGAAGCACTCAGGCAGGGAGATACAACCGAACACGCAAGACTCATGGCGCGAGCCACGCACTATGCAGAACTTGCTCAACAACTACCAATGGAAGGTCACGCATGACCTATAAAAAAACGCAATGCTGGAAGTGCGACCTCGACTTAGTTGTCGAGGCGCACGACTTCGCTGAGCGTAACTACTGTGAAGCCTGTGCATGGGATAAACTTGCACTTGGTCGGATTCCGACCACAGGTGACACAGATGTATGATAATCACATCCCAATGTTTACCAATCAGGCATTGTGCTCAGACAAGGGTTACAATCCTGATTGGTGGCATCCGCAAGAGTTAGCAGGTCGTGGTCGTAAGTGGAGTCATACTCCCGAAGCCACACTTGCTCGCGACATCTGTTCTGTATGCCCTGCCAAACGAGAGTGTAGAGCGTATGCTCTAAAATACGTTAATCTCACTGGTATCTGGGGTGGTATGGACAGATTAGAAAGACACACTATGCAGAAAGTACTTAACATGACACCAATAGATTGGTTGTCTACTTACGATTCTACTGTATTTGGTGTGCCACATAACAAGGAGAAAAATGCATCATGAACATGACTATGACCACTTTGTCGAGAGTGTTGGGGAGCAGTTGCTTCTCATGCTATGGACATCAGTGGCTACCCTAGCAGGCGTAGGTATAATCCTATGGATTGCATTGTAGTGGTCGGTTTCCGACCACAGAGAGGCACGACAATGACACCCGTACCAAAAGAACTAGACAAAAGAACAGTATGGAAAGCAGAGATAACGCAAGACATGATAAATCACTTAACATCAGCACAGCAACAAGAGTTGAGAAGTAGGTTAAGTCTGATAGTAGATGTTATTGCTGCTGAATACAAGGTAGGAAGGGAGTTCGAGCGTGAGTTACGAACCACCGCTTGATGATGACATAGCACTCGGCAAAGATGACGAGTTCTGTGATGACTGCGGTTGCCTCATGAGTGAGGATGATTGCGGTGAACCTGATAGGATGTGGGGAGATGAATAGTTTTACTTTCTCACTTACTGTCACAGACCAAGCAGCTGGTAGTGAGCCAATGACCGAGCAAGAGGTCATTGACTACATTATCTTTCGACTGGAAGCACAATCTGTAATAAGCGTGGCTAACATAGTACGCGACTACTAAGTGGTCGGTTTCCGACCACCTGAGTCTACTTTCGTGGAAGGCGGTAGACTCGTAGCCCCTCATCCTTAATTGGGTGGGGGGCTATTTTTTATGAATAAAACCCAATGAGTGCCCATCCTTTTACCTGACGGATGTCCAATCACAGGCTTCTCATTAGTTAATTTAAGCACTTCTTTAATAGGGATAGATGTTTCGTTCCACTTAAAAATAAGAGTTCCATTGGGTTTCAATACTCTAAAACACTCAGCAAACCCTTGCCCTATCTCATCCTGCCATGTCTCCCTGTATAGCACACCATACTTCTTGCGCATCCATGACTTTTCTGACAAATCAAATAAATGTGGTGGGTCAAAAATAACACAATAGAAAGTTTCATCAGGGTATGGGATAGCCTTGAAGTCCATTACCTCATCAGGTTCAATGTCAATGATTTGACCATTAGTAAGTAAATGAGTTTCTTTTTCTCGTATGTCACCAAAAACTACTCGCTCATCCTGCCTATCAAAATAGAATGACCTCATTGAGGAGGCAGGGTCAAGTATTGGCTTGTTCACTTCTTTGTGTATTTACCTGTCTTATGCTGGCAACAACAATCTTTGTATTCACACTCTGCATGAAACAGAATTGCAATCGCTACATCACCAACTGAGTTAGCAGTTCCGCCTGCTACGCATCTAGTACAAATCATTTCTTTCCGTTCAATTTCTTTTCATTTACAATGTCTAATGGAGTTCTGCTAGGCTTGTCCTTGCGACGTTCAGCGCGATTGGCAGGGGCAGCAGAAGTTTGTGTTGGATAGACCTCGGCGTTATTTGATTCTTCCGCGTGGTAGTCGGGGGAGAAGATTGCAGACGCTTGTACAATGTCCACATACTGATGGAAGTAATCTATAAAAATATAGACCTGTGAAATTAAATTCTCAGCCATGTCCTTGACATCAGTGATGAGTTTTAAGTCATCGGGATTTAATGTATCAGTCCAAGTCTTGTCCGATAACTTCGTCTCCAAGTTCTTGTAAGTCTCCGTCACTTCTTGTATCTGCATTCTTCTGCTCATTGACTTGCTCCTCTGTGTAGTCCCGCTCCTTGCGTGGTCTGGAACCACCAAGGAAGTTTAGTAGATTGTTAATCGCTCTGTTCACACGCATACGTGATGCATCCTCTGAGATGCCTAATTCTGTTGCCAGGCTAGCGTTATCGCAGCCGTCTCCGAATCTTAGATAGACGATAGTGAGTTGTTCTTGCGTTAGTCGTGCAAGTGCTCTCTCAATATCAGCCATCATGGCAAACCAGTTACCACCCTCTGATGCAACCTTCTTAGCCTTAGTGAACCCTAGTTCAGTCATGGCTGGTGCATTGAGGTCCTTGCGTAACACAGCAGGCAATAAGATTTCAACAACCTCACGGTCATAGTAATAGTTATCATCTACCTTGTAACCAGCAGAACGAGCCTTCTCACGCTGACAGTAATCCTTAGCAGCATTACGCAGTGAGCGTGCAACTAATTTAGTGGATTGCTTGATGTCTAGTTCTTCCCACACACTAATCTTGTTAGGATGTTCTAAGAACCATACCCATAACTCTTGACGAATATCATCAGCATCGCACATATGAAACTTACGAGAGAACTCATAAGCAATTGCACTTACCATGTTGTCGTACTTGTTTGTATCAATTACCACTTGAATGTTTTACCATCCACGGTGAAAGATTGATTGATGATTGGAACTAACTGTGGTGTTACATTGTTACCATCAACATGCAAGATACCAAAGCCTTGTTGCCATGTGAATAGACCAGCCTTGATGTACTTAGCATTACGGTAATCCATTAGGTTACCTAGTTCCATGCCCCAGATAGTTCTAGGCTTACCACCACGATAAGTCTGAGTTTGATGTGTCAACCCCATGCGGTGCGTGTGACCACATACTACACTCATACCAGAGCGCTTTGCCAGTCCCAAGGCAGTCGCACCCGCAGTGGGTTGCACATTTCCCTCATCACCATGCATCAAAAGCCATCCTGGTGCTAGTTGATAAGGGTCCGTATGATATTTAATCTCAAGTTCTTTGAGACCAAGAAAGTTTTCTAGTTGCAACTCTGGTAGACCAAGTAATCCTGGTGCACGCATAGCAACTGTGTTAAACAAGCGGTCAGTATGATTACTACGTATCATGTGCTCAACTGTTAAGTCATATAGCACTTGGCGTGTTAAGTCACGGTCACGACCAATAGAGCGTTCAAACTCTAACTCTGTGCCCTTCGACCACTTGCTAATTGTCTGCATATCCATCTCGTCTCCACAAGAGACGACTGTCTCAGGTTGATACCACTGGATAAACTTAGCCACTGCCTTGGTCGCTTCTACATCGTGGTACGGTACCTGCAAGTCGGAAATGCAAACTATATTTTTCATTTCTTTTTGGCTGCTTTCTTCGCGGTTTTCTTGGCGGTTTTCTTTACAGCACGTCGCTTGTTCTCTAATCCCACATTCTTACTTTTGGAGATAGTTCTGAGGTTAGATATTCTGTCGTCCCCTGCTCGACCTCTGTTGTTTCTGTGGTCGACTTCTGTCTCTCTCGGTAAGGTTCTACCTGTGGCGTCTTCGTAATCAACTCTAGCCTTATTGCTAGAAGTTGTAACCACTTCACCATTTTTCTTCTTTCTCTTAAAGACGTAGATTGGACGTCCACCATTTTGTTTACTGCCTTTATAAGGTCCGAATCTCATTCTTGTGGCCATTTCTCTCTGAGTACCATTAGTGCAATGATAGCATAGTTTGCTAGGTCTTTGTAAGAATCCTCAAGTGGTTCATGCTGGGCTTCCCCACCATTGTCAATCAGGTGGTTGATGCGAGCAATCTTGTCCCACATACGTACACGTAGCCCGTTGAAAGGACCACCAGGAGACTGAGCGATGTTGAGTGGACCGTAATCATTATGCTTGCTCAGCAATAACATGTACAGTTCATCAACAATTTCATACACATCCAAGTCGAACTGGTCAACAGCCTTCTCGGTCCATACAAGTTCCTTGAGTTCAGCCTTATCCATTTTCTTTAAGCAACCTTTCGATTCCGTCCATCACTTCTGACATCTCTGATTGTACTACACTTTCTTCAATAAAGTCTTCTAGTTCATCCCCTGATGCGTTAATCATTAACAAGGTTGCTGACTGCACATGGTCATACATGGCATCTAGGTCACCTACGTTAGTCAGGTCATTGAGTATCTCTAGGAACTGGAATAGGTCAAATGTGTATCGCTTGTTAAGGCGTACACCCCACTCATACTCAACACCACAATGCTCCATGAACTCAAACAAGTCGTGAGTAATGAAGTCACACTTAGGTTCTGAACACTCGAAGTGTCCGTCTACTGGAATTAACATTACTGTACGCTCTCAATCTTGTGGTTAAAGTATTCTGCACCATGCAGACGATACATAGAGTTTACATCTTCCCCCTCAGGCATTTGCACTACCACAAGGTTACCCAATTCACGAGAAAGAGACTTGCCAAAATCACTGCCAGCATTATCCCCATCAGCAAATAAGAATACTTTCTCAAAGTCTTGCAAGAGTCTGGTATAGTGTTTCTTCCAGTTGTTGACTCCTGGTACCCCCACCGCAGGTATCCCGCAAACAGTATCAAGCGTGATGGTATCAATCTCACCCTCGCAGATAGAAATATATGAGGTGGCTTTGAAGAACGCCCCAACGTTATATAGATGCGTCGTGGCCCCAGCCATGCCCATATACTTGGGCTCAGAGAGGTCCATCGAACGGAATCGCAAGTCAACCACCCCTGAACGAGTGATGTATGGAATCGCCAAGCGATTGAGATAGGCTTCATGACCCGTTAACGGCTCTAAGACGACGCCCAAGCGCGCGTGAGTCGCTTGCTCCATTGTTATTCCCCGACCTGCCAGATACTCTTCCGCCTCGCCCAATGCGGCGTGGTAGTACTTGGCCGCTTTGGTTAAGGATTCCTTCTGCGATGCTGATTGCTTCACGAAAACCTACCCCCTCTTTATCCATAATGATTTTGTAACCACTGCCTTTGTACTGACAGCCATGACACTTAAAAAGATTGTCTTGCAGATTAACTGCTGCTGATGCGTGTGAATCATTATGAAACGGACACTTCATCTTAGCCCAACCACTTCTGGTTGGAACTGTAGCACCATAGTGCTCTAGTATTGCAGTGATATTCGGGTTCTCACTTGTCACTTGTCTAGCACCTTTCTTAAGAGTTCAACCCACACCTGCACAGGCATGGTTGCGTACCAATCTCCAGGATTCCCCTTACCCTTTCGCTTGTGCACAACCACACCTGTCCAAGCCTTGTCATTAGCCATCTCGACTATTAACTCTTCTGTCCACCCTGCTAAGTCCATCTTAGCGTGGTTCTTTATCTCTATAGTAACACCAGGTATACCTGAGATGTCACCTTTATCGAGGGTCGCACCTGCAAGACGTCTGTCTACATAGGGAAACCATTGCTTGAGGTATTTTACTACATCTCGCTCTGCCCCTGCACCCTTAGCCTTGGAGGCGCGACCACTCATTTAGTACCAGCCGTTCTGATTATGAAACGCTAAAGCCCTTGATGGACTGCCGTAGCGATGCTTTATATATTTGAGCCCTAAATCAATCTGCTCTACCATCGGAGTATCCTCAGGCATTTTCAGCATCTGAGGTATTCCGTAAGCAGATGAACGAGGATTGTCTGCGGTGTAATCCCAGCGAGACTCCCTGTTCCATAAAGTAAACAATGCCTGCCACTCATGATTACTTCTGTATTGCTCTAGGACTTTGCCCTTTGCAATCCATTTTGCCATTTTCTTCATCTCGGATATTGATAGCGTACCAAAGATTGGTTTAGTACACTTTTCTCTGACGACTATCTGTCTCTCTAAAAACATCGCACCCACAGCGTGAGGCAACGTTCCCACAAAGACTACAGCAGCCATTATCCAAGCGTATGTTGTTAGTTTCATTCTTACTCCTCAATCGGGGCGGTTGCCTGTGTTCCACAGTCAGCACACTCCATATCTCTGAAATACATCCCAATGGTACCATCAACTTCAAAGGATACCTTGAGATTCCAAATGTAACACCCACAGATACATACAGTGGTTGGCTCACCACGTATGTCCATCGCCCTTGTGTAATCTGGCTTTAGTTCATTTATATCTTTAGTCATCGTCATCTTCCCATTCCTCGGGTTCTACGTTTGGAAACGGATTACCCCAATCAGGATTGGGTACGATAGGGTCGATGAAACTCATTTTAACCTCTCAGCGATGTCAGAAACATCCATGTATTCAGGGTTAAAGTTCAACCAAAAGGCAGTATTGCCTGATGGGTCTGCCTTACCATAACGGTTCTTCACTGGTGCTACGGCGATGAAGCCAGGAGCATCAGTGCCAACTGTACAGATAAGTGCAGGTAACTGTGCAACCATACCCTGCAAAGCAGAGCGAGGTTGGCATGGTGTACCTGCATAGGACTCCTTGGTATGATGGAGTACTAAGACAGCAGCGTTAGTATCTCTTGCGAGGTACTTGAGTTCTTTCAGAGTAGAGCGCATATTTGCAAACTCTTCTCCGCCATCGTTAGAGATATCCATAAGGTTATCAATAACGATAAGAGTAGGTGAACATCCCCATAGTTCTTCGAACGCAGCAACCTCTTGGTCTAAGTCATCTAGCGAAGGGCTAGAATCGAAAGACCAAAAGATGTGCTGTGCATGTTCGTTGATTACTTTTCTAGATATGGAAACCTCAGTCTCAAGTAAAACTTCTACATCAGATTGAGTCTTCCCAGTTATCATTGACAGTAATCGCATAGCCATTGTATGTGCATTGGTATCAGCACTGACATAGAGTGTTGGAACCTTTGCTTTCAATGCTATTGCTAAAGCAACAGAAGACTTGCCAGCACCAGGTGTACCAGCAATCATCGATATTTCAGCACGGCGAAATACGACTTTGTTGACTTCAAAGGTGCGAAAGACAGTTGGTAGCGGTTCGCCACCTATGTCCTTGCTACCTACGGCGCGGGCAAGTGTTCTCATTGTTTAGAAAGTATTCCATTCTGCATCGTTACGACGAATAAACACTGGCTCACACTGGTCTGGAGTTCCCTTTGGAGATGGGCACATATAGCCCTTCCATGGTCCCTTAGCCCCTGAACCCTGTCGCTTTGTCATGACACCGTGGTGACATTTCTTAGCCTCAGGTCCTAGCGTATTGCCTGTAGTTTGTGTCGGATGTGCAGTATGGTCCACTTGTGCATTAGGATATGCAGAACGGATGTTCTCCACTGCCTGTGATGCACTCTGTGGTGAACCTGCTAGTGATTGTGCCATGACCTTGAGAAGTTCTTGTGACTCCTCGATGCCTACGGCTTGTTCTAGAGACTCACAGAAACCTGCGTATGTCTCTGACGCAACGACGAAGATTCGTCCATCGTTGAGTTTGCTACTGACTTGGAAATTACCAGTCATTTGTTTATCCCCTCTTCATGTTCGAGTTTGAACCCTATGTTATCCCATGCATCTATCGCATCATCTAGTGAAGTGATGAGTGGGACTATATCACTAACTAGCGTGTCCATTGACAAACTTACAGGAAGATGTGATTCCACATCGACCACAGTTAGATAGGTTAGGTAGAAAGATTGTTTCCTTGCGTGCTTTGTCAAAGGTGTTGAGCATATCTTCTACTCGCTCTGAATGCAAATTGGTTAGACTCCATAACGAAATGTAACCAGTACGTGCATCCCAGAAGCCTGCCTTATCGACAGTAACCCCATGCTTCTCCAGTGCCCACGCATAGACAGCAAGTTGCAAAGGATGCCTCTGGGATGACGCACCAGTCTTGATGTCGAGGAGCACCCGATTCCCCTCGAAGTCCACCATCACACGGTCAATCGCCATCTTGACTGTGGCATCGTCAATGTCAATCTCGTATTCTTTTTCAATAAAGTCTTCGTAGATAGACCAGCCGTTCATGCGGAACTTAGCCCAGTTCTCTAGCATCCAACGACCTTCGCCATACCACCATGACATATCTTCTTTTTTGGCATACTGCCAAGTGTTCATGTCACCATTGATTTCTTCGTCTTCCTTTACTTGGTTAAACCAAGCATCGTTCCAGACGGTATCAAGGTAGGCAGAGTCAAGAGTTATAGTCCCTGCGTTGTCATAGTTTTCGGTAGCCTTGTGAACGGCAGAGCCACCAGTAAACCACACTGCATGGGCTTCTTGTACGCCTTCGACTTTTTGTAGATAGTACTTCCAGCCACACTCTTGCCAAGTGGTAAAACTGGAATAGGAAATATGCTTAGGTAATTGATTCATGGTCATAGTGTATCACAACCATGAGGACCATATGGGTCGAATCCACAGTAGTAACAATCCATGGTTTCCTGGCAAACACGGCATACGTATTTGAATTGAACTGCATCACAACAGAAGTGAGTCACATCCAGGATGAAGTAGTTCTCGGTTTCGTCTATAAATTTTGTCATACGGATACGATACCACACGGGTTTCTTAAATGCTGTCTGAACCAGATTTTAAGAAACGCCCCCCTACCCCCCATAAAAATTAATGGTGGTTCAGGGAGTTGGAATCAGACATTTGTCGTCACCGTCATTTGAAGTTTCCGCCCCACGGTTTCCCGCCCTACTATGTTACACTAATCCCGAGAAGAAGGAGAGTTAAATGCCAAGAGAATTTATTACCAAGGCCCACTACCCAGGAGACGAAATGCCCACATACGAATACAAGTGTCAGACCTGCGATACCTTCATTGATAGACAGGTTGATGTGGAAGATAGAGATGATGCCTGGAATTGCCCTTGTGGGGGTCCTATGAAGCGTGTCTATACTGCTGTGCCAGTCAAGTTTAATGGCCGAGGTTTCTACTCAACAGGCGGATAAAACGAGAAAAAACCCCTCGTCCCTAGTATTTCTACTAAGGAGAGGGGTAATCTCGTCTCTATGGGGCTTCTAGAGGCTTATAAAGCCTACTTAGAGCCTCGACCGAACTGGGTTGCGGATGGGTCTAGCCACTTTAGGACTGGTCCAGCAGCGCCTGCAAGGGCTGCGTATCCGAGAGTCTTAAGGTCTGTCTCACCAGCAAGGTAAAGTGCAACCGCAGATGCTGCAGCAGCGCGGAACCATGAGAGTGCTACTTGCTTAAATTGTTCCATTGTATCCTCCTAGGATTACTTTACACCGTGTAATTTACAGCAGGTGCAAACTTCTGTCTTGTATGCCTTCTTAGCAGGCACAGGCACTACCTTAGCAGCAATCTGGGCTACTATGCTAGGCTGATTCATCCACCAAAACCACGGGCTAGTATCGGCACCCATAGTGGAGTTAATAGAAATATGTAGATGCTTATTATGAGGATTAGACCCAGTGTACCGTCTGTTTCCCTGCTTGGCCTTGTCCCTTGACCATATCTTTCCCTGGAAAATGAGGTACTTGACTCGCTTGTCTTCCTTAAGTTTTTCAAAAATTTCAACACAGTTGATTCCGTTCTTAGGGTCATGAGTTAAGTCTACTGCATAACCTGTGTTGTGGTCAGAGTTAGGACTCTGTTTTTGGTGAGCAGCAGAAGGAAGGAGCCCATCTGAGAGTTTCTTCCGAAGTGGCTTGAGAGCCGTCGCTTGGCGCAGAACAGCAATTGCAGCAGGTGTGGCTTTCTTGACTACAGGTTTCATTCATCTCTCCCCTTGTTTAACATCATCTGATAAAGAATCTCTACTTTTGCTTCTAGTCTTGTAACAGAGTCTTTAACGCTTGAACCACCATTAGGCTTGAGTTCATAAAGATAATGCTTGACTAGCCATCTGACTGAAACAGCAAAGGCTCCAACTAAACTACATATTGAGATGGCCAATCCAAGCCATTGTGATACGGTCATTATAAAACAGTCCTAACTGTGATGAGGAGCAATCCTCCGAAGCCATCAAACTGACCTGATGGTGGAGTCTTACGTACGAAGTTAACCTTTTCAATCAGTGCTTGTACGCGCTCACCAGTGGTAAAGTCTTGCACATTCACGATATCACCTAATTTTTCTACATCTTCAAGTAATTGAATACGCTCCCACGCACGTCCTTCGTATCCAGTCTTTACGTTATATCTGTCGGTCTCTACGTCAAAACACCATACAGGGAACTGAATCACCCGTTGACGTGCTGTAGCAGGTAGAGCCTTGGCTTGATAACCCTTAAACACAGGGCCTTGGCTGGTACTGGTTGCGCTGCGTGAGAGCGTAAACTTGTATGACAGATACTCTTGTGGACCTTCTGGGTTGGTTGTAGCAGCCTCAGGGGTTCCTACTGCAGAGTTGTAGGTAATAATTGTGAATATGTTTTCACTAGGGTCAATAGCAAAGATGTCCATAGCACCATGGGTAAAGTCACCACGAGCACGGATTAACTTAAAGTTCTTTGGCTCAAGTGTTCCATAGCGGATAGCGCCAGTGGTCACGTATCCTGTTGGACGTAGCACTGTTGCAGACTCAAGGTAGATAGCACCATTAGTGGTTTCATATGCAGTGCAGAAAGCAAGACGATTAGTAGTGCCAATGAATGCAACACCTGTTGTAAAGTGGGTTGTAGTCTGAGTTACCTGTAAGTCGTTTGCATAGGCAAAGCGCAATGGCTCATTCTCAATACTCTGACCTAGGTCAATACGAATAAGTCCAGCATCTAGAGCACCGATACCTGATGCACACCATACGAAACGGTCACGAGCAGCAAAGTCATAGACTGGCTGAGATGTTTCAAAAAGAAGAGGACCATAGGCAAGAGAGCCATCTTGGTCATTGATTGTAGCCACACGCACACCTTTAGATGTACCAATCATCATATAACCTAGATAGTAATATAACTTCTCTACGATTTCACCTGCAGGAAATTCTGCTGCAACTACTGCCTGTGTAAGCGTAGGCATAGCACCAGCAGTAGATAGTGTGTACTTTTGAATAGTAGAATAAATACCAGAATGTCCAGCAGTATAAATAGCAGGACCAGATGCAGCCACAGATGTATAGTGATAGTTAGTATTAGGATTTGTGTATACTGGGCTTGGAAGTGCAGTAGCATTAGTTGCTAGTTCAAAAACCTTATTGTTTACGCATAGAATAATACGGTCCTTGATGAACTCCATGGCTGCGTACAAAATCTCAGTATCACCACTTTGAAACATCTGAGTAACATCACCTGCTGCAGATGGGTTAGATGAACCAGTAGTTGAGTCTCCAGTTAATGGCTTCTTAAACATAGTAAGGCGTTGATTACCACCTACTGTTTTATTGGTTATCCAGTAAGCATTTACTCCATCATCACAGATAGCAAACACTTTACGGTCAGTACCAGTAGTGTAGTCAATAAACTTTGTGACAGTGCCTGCTGTTGAAATTTTCTCTACATCAAACTCATCGTGTAATAATACTCCATTAGTACTAGACCATTGAATAGAACGTACATGTTGATTAGGGTGCTGGTGGTCTGTTCCTGTAACTGCACCAGTTGTAGCGTGTGTGTCTACTACATCTTTAAGAAGAGTTACTTGTCCTTTAGTAAAGACATCCACACCTTGTGAGTCGGTAAAGCGATACTTAGTTGCTTCACCTGCTGATGGGTCATAGAACTTAATGCCGTCGCCAACATGGAAAGATGACTGTGAACGAATCCACCAACCAGTTAGTGATTGTTCTCCTGGCTCAGAACCATTGTCAAACTGGTCTTTGCGGTATGGAGCAGTCTCTCTTTGGTAAGGAGTCTGGTCAGTAGGTGCTAGGAAGAAAGGCAATCCACCTACGGCAACATCATAATCTTCTGCGTTGTTACTCCAGAAACCAGAGGTTCCAGGGTTACCAACGTTTAACGGGATATTTTCCGTAATATCTGGCGTTGCCATTGTGCTCCTTAGTTAGAAAAATTAGTAAGCAGTTATGTTATAATTGCTCTATGAAAACCTGTAACCGATGTGGTATAGAAAAGCCATTAGATGCATACCCTCGTCACCCAGGCATCAAAAGTGGACGAAGTGCTGTATGCAAATCTTGTAAGGTTGAGAAGAATCAAATCTATAACTATGCAATGACAACTAAAGATGGCTTAGACATAGCCACTAACTGTCAGTTATGCGGTGTAGACTTGACAGATATTAAAGTGTGTATTGACCACGACCACGAATCAGGTTTAGTACGTGGCATTATCTGTAGCAAATGTAATCTTGGCATAGCAATGCTAGGCGACAACCTAGAGGGACTGGAGAAAGCAGTTGCCTACCTATCCAATCCCCCTCTGTTGTTACGCAGTATTAAATACCGAGGATGAATCCTTGCTCAGGGATAAGTGTTATTCTTCTATTGCTGGTTGCTTAATAACGGTTGACTCAACATCTACTACATCAGATACTGGTGTGTAAAACTCATCATTGACTTCATCATAAATGTCACCAACACCAGCAAACTTGCCACGGATATTTCCGTTGTAAGATGTTTTTACCCAAGTACCACCTAGGTTGCAATCGTCAGCAAGAAACTCTTGTCCACGATGTTCGTGTTCATCTGCTACTACTAGTACTCGGAGTACTACATTGTTTGAATCAATCTCTGCAAAATGTGCCATTGTATTTTCTCCTTATGACCAATAAGTAATGCGGCAGTAACCAGAACCACCTGCACCACCGCTGAAAGAATAATTTGTTCCAGCGCCTTTAGCGCCACCACCACTGCCACCGTGACCTGTATTGGCAGTTGCATTGTTTCCATTAGTTGCGCCGTTACTTGAATAATTTATTGCTGCTCCTGCTGTATATCCAATTGATGAGGTTCGAGCATCTGAACTTGAGTTAATCATATAGGCACCTGCACCGCCACCGCCGTACCCGTCAATCGCTACTCCAGCAACATTTGAAGTGTAATTATCATCTGCTGAAGCCCAAAAACCGCTACCACCAGTGCCCAATGCCGCTGCACCGCTAACAAATCCGCCGTTATTGTAGCCGCCTTGGGCATTTACTCCAGATGGACTAGTTGATTGTGCTGAGCCACCAGCGCCACCACCTGCTCCACCTGAAAAATTAACATCTCCAGTAATATAATTAAAAGAACCCCCGCCAGTTCCTTTTACTGTTGCTCTATAAAACACGCCACCATTTCTATTGTACGAACCACCGCCACCGCCACCTTGTGCAGTTGCTAATGAACCAAAAGTTGAATCAGTACCAAATCCACCAACAGCAGATGATGTCCCTGCCGCGCCTCCACCACCGATTGTTACTGTAATGGTTGAGCCAGCAGTCACAGTTAATGTTCTTTTTATTACTCCACCGCCACCGCCACCGCCACCAAGACAAGTACCAGGATTTGCGGGTCCATTTGTACCACCACCGCCACCGCCACCGCCTGCTACTAAAAAAATTTCAACAGATGTAACATTGGAAGGCACAGTAAAATTGCCCGTGCTTGTAAATTCTTGAACCTTTTGAGTTACGCCGCCACCAGCGGCTACTAAACTTGATACAGCCATTATGAAATCTCGCTTCCGAATACGTTAAATGACAAGTCAGCAGTTGATGCATAGACTGTAATTACATCTGTTGCACCAAGAGTAATACCAATGGTAATCATTGTGCTGTTGTTTGCTGTGATTGCAGTATCGTATGCAATGTACTCCTCGTTAGAAAGAGCAGAACCTGCAACACGAATCGCAATGCGATAGGTTGCACTTGAAGCACCACGGTTAGCAACTGCAATAGTAGAAACTACTGCTTGCGTTGCTGATGGTACGGTGTATGCGGTTGTTGCTGTTGTTGCTGATGGGGCTACTTGCCCTAGTACTTTATATGTTGTTGGCATTTGTTATGCTCCCATTGTCATTAGTGCTGTCGGGGTTGGGTCTGTTGCAAGGCTAAGAGTAACAGTACCCGATGTACCGCCTCCACTTAATCCTGTTCCTGCTGTAACGCCTTGAATGTCAGCAGATGCGTTGTCTGCATTTACGCGGGCTTTAGTCATTCAGTTGGCTCCTCTGGTTCTGGTCTATTTGCTTCGTCTTGTGCAAGACGCTCTAAATGCTTTTCGTATTCAGCATCTGTCATTTCGCGCACAATTGTTTTGCCTGTAGAACAATCTGTAATAGAAACTGACGGTCTCATACTTGCCCCCAAATGTGTATTCTTCCAACGGTATTATTAGTTGATGGAAAAAGAAATTCTATTTGATTTATTGCTGTATTATCTCTCCAAGTTGCAAAACCTTCAACTGAAGTTGGGTTATTTGCCCAGTAAAAATCTTCTCCAGAAACGTGGCTTCTATGTCTTACTGGCTTATGAGTTCCTGAAACATTATCAATTTCAGCAACAGTATGAAAAACATAACCACTTGCTGCAATACCACATAAAACTATATTAGAATTTGCATTGCCAAATATAGTTCTAAATGGAGAGGTTTGATTAGCCTGCATTAATGTATTTGTCCAGGAATAATTACTTCCAGAATCACCATTAAAAACAAGACGAGCAGTGCCACCAGCACTACTTGTTTCAATTCCAGTAACACCAAATCTAATTTTTCTGTATCCACTTAAACCAGTAAAAGAATAATTTGACGTACCAACAACTGCATTAACTGCTGCAAGTTGTATCCAAGCATTAGAGCCCCAACCTGCTGCGTTACCTTCTGCTACCGAAGCGCCGCCACTAGCGGCTGGAAATACTGATACTCCCATATTATGATACCTCCACGCCTGAGATGTGAAAATTAATTGTTGTTGCTGATGCAAGACCAGTAATAGTCTGAGTTGTTGCAAGGACCTGCTTAAGGTCAAACATTGCTGTAGTGTTAGCAGCAATTGCTGTAGTTGTAAATAGTGATACACCATTTAGACCAAGGGTAAATGTTCCAGCAGTTCCTGCTGTATTAGTTACCACAATGTTGCTTACTACAGTTGTAGTTGCAGAAGGTACTGTGTAGAGTGTTGTACTTGATGTTGCTGCTGCTGTACGAGCCAGCACTTTAGTTGCTGTAGCCATTAGTTACTACCTTTCGTTTAGAGTGCGCCCATTAGAAGTAGTGTCAGTTCATCTGTCACACTTCCTGGACCGTTGAGTACTACGTCTGTTAATCCTGAAATTGTTGTAATAGTTACACCAGATGTTACTACTGTTGTGCCTAGTGTTGGTGCTGAGTAGCCTGAGATTGTTGTCCATTCAACTCCATCTGCTTCAGCAGAGTTGGCTGTGAGGACCTGACCGTTGCTACCCACTGCTTGTGCAGCATATGTGCCTGCAGCAGTACCTACAAGGATTGCTCCCTTTGCTGTGTATGCTGTATTAGGAACTGCTGTAGCCAAGTCAAATGCTGTAAATGTAATAATCTCAAGGATGTCTCCAGAAGCCAATGCTGCAAGAGATGTAATACTTGTTCCGTTGCTTGCTGTGTAATCAGATGTACGAGCAAGAAGAACACCATTAAGATATACCTGCTCATAACCTACAAGGTAGGCAAGAGTTAGTCCGTTGTCATCAGAGCCTGACTTGCTTGTTTCTCCGCCAGTTGCTGTGTATCGGTAACGATAGATTGCTGCAGTTGAGGAAATTGAACCCCAAGCAGAACCTGACCAAGCAAACATAGTATTAGATACTGAGTTCCAGTAAAGAGCACCAGTAAGAAGTGCATTACCATCATTATCAACAGATGGAGCAGATGACTTAGCACCTAGGTAACGGTCATCAAAGTTGTCATAAGTTGTAGCAGCGGCAGCAGCAGAGGCTGCAGCAGCAGTTGCAGAACCTGCAACTGTATCTACATATTGCTTAGTAGCAGCACCAAGGTTAACTGATGGGTCAGCATTTAGAACCAATGCACCAGTCATAGTTGAACCTGACTTAAGTACTACAGTTGATTCAAATGAACCACCGCTAGAAATTGCAGAAGCAATTTCAGCAAGAGTATCAAGTGTGCCAGGAGCGCCACCAACAAGGGCAGTAATCTGTGCATCAACGTATGCTTTAGTAGAAGCATCTGTTCCAGTAGTAGGAGTACCAAGAGATGTAATCTTCTGGCTGTTCATTGAGAACGAACCAGTAGGTGCTGCAAGGTCAGTTACCTTAGAAGTACGAACCTGTGTATCAAAGTCTGAGACAGTAGATGCTGTCTGTGTACCAGTGTGGTTAGCACGGGCTAGTGGGTCTACTGCCAACTTGCTCAGCGCAATAGCAGCAGAAGCGTTGATGTCTGAGTTAACAATAGTTCCATCTACTAAGTCAGCAGATGTAATTGCACCGCCAAGAGATAACTTGCTGTAAGCAATACCAGCAGCAGAGTTAATGTCTGCATTTACAATTGTGTCATTAGCAATATCTGATGATGTAATAGCGCCAGTCAAGGCCAACTTGCTGTATGCAATTGCTGCTGAGGCATTAATATCAGCGTTAACAATTGTTCCATCAGCAATCATTGTGCTAGTTACTGTGCCAGTGTCTCCAGCCGTAATTGCTGTTCCTGAAATCTTAGTCTTGTCAATAGCGGCGGATGCGTTGATATCAGCATTGACGATTGTGCCATCTAGAATCTTGGCAGATGTTACTGCACCGTCTGCTAGGTCACCAGCAACAATAGTGCCATCGGCAATCTTAGCAGAAGTAATTGCACTATCTGCAATATCTCCAGTAGCAATTGTTAGGTCGGCAATCTTGGCCGATGTAATGGCTGAGTCTGCAATCTTGCCAGTAGTGATGTTGAGGTCTGCTATCTTGGCTGTAGTTACGTTGCTATCAAGAATCTTGGCTGTAATAACAGAATCAGAAGCCAACTTAGCAGCAGTCACATTTGCATCTGTAATCTTTGCAGTGGTCACAGCGTTTGCTTGAAGCATTGCTGTGGTAATCATGTTTGTGTCGGTTGTCTCTAGGACGTTGGCAATAGTCAATCCGTGAGCAGTTGTGACATTTTCAATGTGGTTGTTAGCCTCGCGGAAGTCACGGCCAATAGCCATATGACGTACCTTTGCACCAGCAGAGTGGGCAATAGGAGTAGTGCCATCTACTCCAGTACCACGAGTAATTGTGATTGTATTGCTACCCGAAGCACTGGGAGGGATTACGTCTACAATTTCTTCAAGGGCTGTATCTGGGTCAATAACTACTGTAAATGTTTCACCAGTAGCAAGCGTGATACCACCAAGAAGCGCTGTAGCAGAACCAACCACCATAGTACTTGCACTAGAAGTTAATGCTGAGGTAAGTGTGGTTTCCTGAGAAGTGGAGGAATATTTTCTGACTGTCATATTTTAGTACCTCGTGTAGTGGATTCGGGTTGGGTAAACGTCACGTAGTTTCTTAGTCTCTTCATTCAGACGTTGCTGATAAAGAGCAAGAAGGAATCGGGCAGTAGATGCACCAGAACCATATTGAATCTTGGTGTCTGCATTGTCTGCTTCTGCAGATGAGTAGTTAAGTCGACCTGGGTCAACAAAGGATGCTAGACGATATGCTGCACCGTAAACAATGACATCCTTGCAAGATGAAGGTAATCCTGTAACAGTTTCAAATACTGCACCAGATGCAGAGTCTGTTAGGGTAGTTGGCTTCTTTGTATAATAAACTTGAACTGTACGACCTGACTCGATGCGGTCATAGATTGAAATACTCTGTGCTGTTGCAAATGATGATGTATTTGCAAATGCGTCTGCACGATAGTTTCTTACAGGTAGCCACTCTTCTGTTGGTCCTGTTGGCTTGTATGATACGTACAGAATTGTTTCGGTCTCAGCAGGAAGTGAGTATGTTGTCTTAACTGTATTGTAAGTAAAGGTGTGCACTCCAATAGCAAATAGATTAGGAAATACTGCATCAATTGTATCATTGATAGCCTTCTTAATAGTTGCTCGTGGAAAGGTAGGAGCAATTGTTACCTTAGTGTTTGCTGTGTGTGCTGCAGCGGTTGTGCCGTGGTAACCACGACCATAAGGAGCAATGTTACCAACTGATGAAATACGGTCATATGTATCTAGCCATATTAACTCGTCATCAATTTCAACAGTACCTTTACCAATATTGGTCACACTGCCCAGACTTAGCGATAGACCAGAAGAGGTCACATCAGCAGTCAAATGCGTAGTACGGTCTTGCCTTAATGTATAGCCTGACAGATTGAGAGTAATCTCATCTACCAAATTGGCATAGGTCGTTGTCATTGGATTCCTTTAGTTTGAATTACTTCTTCTTTGCTGCTGCTAAACGTCGGTTGTACTCAGCAACTGAAATACCCATACGCTTTGCATTAGTTGCTGCTACCTGTGATGGAGTCTTGCTGTTATTTCCTCTTAAACCCTGTCCTGATAAAATACTAACTACTACTTTAGCGGCTGGGTTAGTTGCTGGCTTTCTTTTTGGAAGAGCACCAGAAGCCTTTACAGTAGGCTTAGCCATTACTGTATTAGCGCCCATACGAGTAGTAGAAGTCTTTGTTGCTGCTGCACGAGCAGCGTCTGCTGATTTGTAAACAGAACCTGAGGCAGATGGCTTCTTTGGTGCTGGTGTGTTAGGGACAAATCTAGACCCAACATACTTTCCACCACTAGTAGTCTTTGGCTTCATAGCAGCGGCACGAGCAGCGTCTGCTGACTTCGCTGCTGGCCTATTAGAGTCACTTGCTGCTGCTACACGCTTTGCGCCATACAAACGCTTCAAACCTTCACGCATTTCAGGAGATGCATTTGCAGCACCCTTAAGTGCCTTAGTCATTCCCATTGCTTTAATCTTATCAATAGTAGCCTGTGAAACTTTAGTTCCAGGAGTAACTACTGTCTTTCGTGTTGCAGTCTTCTTCTTAGGTGCTGCTACACCAGAGGCTGAGCCTCTGTATTCTGAATTCATTGCCATTACCATTTCACCTTATCTGCCCAATATGCGGCACTCATTTTTCCCTTGGATATATTTCTTGCATGTCTTGCTTTGAAAGACTTACGTCGTGCTGCATTGGATGCAGATTCTCCTGCTTTTCTAGGTGAGCCAGAAACGCCTTGTTGTCCAAAACGTATGGTCCTAACCTGGCTACCTACCTTAGCCACAACAACGTGTGACTTAGTAGGGTGACTAGGAGTAGCCTTTGGCTTGTTATAGCCAGACACTCCAGCCCGTGTTAAACGTGAGTCTTTCATCTGTAACCCTTTGTTTTCTTTGCTACTGATTTAGGTTGTTTTACGAATTGTTTACCTTTTGAATTACCTCTAGCCTTGGCTCTATTAGTGGCAGCCTTTTCTGCTGGAGTTAATGCACTCCAAGCAGCAGATGGTAAATATCTTTTCTTGCCCTTAGAAGGCTTACCATCTGAGGTTTTCCACTTTTGCGCAGACCACTTCTTGAGTGACTGCTGAGACTTAGCCAAAGCCATTATCTGTATCCTCCGCCAGCCTTCTTATATTCAACAGCAAGTAGTTGTGCTTTACGCGCAGACCACTCACCAGGGTCACCACCTCTAGAACCTGCTTTAATCTTCTTAAACAAAGCAGCACGCATGCCAGGCTTGGTGTAATTGCCAGCAGCGTTAACTGTAGACTTAGCCTTTGGTTTTGCTTTTGGCATTCTTTTTCCTTTTACGAGAAACTACTAACTTTCCATTTCTCTCAGTAACTGTCATGCCAGCAGATTCTGTTTGGCGTTTCAACTGATTATATTTTTGAGTAGTAGTAAGTTTTTTCATTATTTCTTCTTTGCTTTTATCTGCTTGCCAGTTTTATCATCATAACGACGACCTTGAAGGGCAGCACCAAACAATTGTCCCCACTGCTTATCTTCTTTACGCTTTAGCATATTTGCACGAGCATCTGTTCCTGGACCAGACTTCTGACTCATCTCGCCTGTTGCTTGATAAGCACGAGCAGATTGACCAAGTTCCTTCATAAGGTTATCTAGGTATGATATCCGCTTAGCCATTACTTAGAACCGAACAACCCACGACGTGCAGTCTTCTTTTTTGCAGCCTTTTTTGCAGTTTTCTTTTTTGCTGCTTTAGCCATAGCCATACCTTTAGCGGTGTATGGATATTCTTTTCCGTTTACATTTGGCATTATATTGCTCCTACTTCTTTGAGTGTAGATACTGTTTTATTTTGGATTATCTTGCTATCGCCCATAGTGTTAGCATTAAATGCCTTCCCCATGACATCAGAGGCACGACGTGCTTCCTGAATTTTTTTCATACTAGTGCCAGCAGGTTGAATTCCCTCGGCACGTGCTGCGCGATAGGCGTCTAACTCACCGTCCCACTTCTTATTACTTACCATCTTCTGAGATGATGCATCTCCTGGACTCAATTGCAGTCCTAAAACT